AGAGAACTATTAGATTGCACAGAAAAAGCAAAGAAAAGCATTAAAGAGGTTCCAATATGGAAAAAATAGACATCGGCTACGGCAAAGGCTACGGCAGCGGCAGCGGCAACGGCAACGGCGACGGCGACGGCAGCGGCTACGGTAGCGGCAGCGGCAACGGCAACGGCGACGGCTACGGCTACGGCTACGGCTACGGCGACGGCAGCGGCTACGGCTACGGCTACGGCGACGGCAGCGGCTACGGTAGCGGCAACGGCGACGGCTACGGCTACGGCGACGGCAGCGGCTACGGTAGCGGCAAAGGCTACGGCTACGGCGACGGCGACGGCGACGGCAGCGGCTACGGTAGCGGCGGCGGCAGCGGCTACGAATAAGATGAGGTATGAATAATTATGACAACCGCGCCGCAGACGCGTCTTGCAAAAACTTTTGATTATTAACTATCGTAATAATCCAAAAGATAAGTACCGAATCGGCTAGTGCAAATCTAGTCGGTTGTCACCTAATAAGGAAACTATATGATCTTTGAAAAGGCACACGCAGAGTTAGTAAAAGGTAAAAAGATTCGTCGTAAGGAATGGGAACCACTAATGCACTTACGTGTGTTAGATGGTCATGTGATTGCGTTCCGAGGAGAATACACTAACTTCTACGATGCACCTGATTTTTTACTGAGTGATAAGTGGTTAGTGGTTGATGGAGACAGAAAAGAATTAACGTTCCTAGAGGCGCTGGAACAGCTAAGATCTAAAAAATGTTTAACGCGAGATGACTGGAAAGAAGATGCGTTTCTATGTGTAGATAATGGAAGTCTCGCAATATGTAAATCAGGGCAGTTTGATTTTATGCCTTCTTTCAAAGAAATGGGCGAGTCTGACTGGGAGATTTTGAAATAAGGAAAAACATGAAAGTGATAATTGAGTTAAATAGCCTATGCAGCATAGAAAATGTAGATGAATCCGATAAAGAAATTAAAATAAATTTATCGGATTATACTTGTGTGGTAAATATAGACGACCTCAAACTCGCTCTAAAAAAGATGACCGAAAAATGATAATAATCTTCATAGCCATTCTTGAAATATTCATGTTAACTATCGGCATTTTAATTTTATCTATAGGTGCGTTTGCATTGTTAAAAGTAATAATTAAATTAATGTCTGGAAATTAAAATAGACGAATTTACTAAATTATATGCTGATCAAATATTAGAAAGACAAGATTGTGAATTATGGAAAATAGTTAAATGAACCTAGAACAACAATGTGTAAGTTTATATCTCGCAAAAAGATTGAAAGAGTTAGGGGTGAAACAAGAGTCATTGTTTTATTGGGCTGATGGATCAATAGTAGTCACCAATGATTATGATTTACTTCTGAATAACGGAAAGGTAAGAACATTTAGTTGTGTTAATAATGCATGTCCTGATCAATATATTAGTGATTTATATTCAGCCTTCACCATTGCAGAGATTTTAGAAATATTACCCAATAGAATTATTTTAGATAATGAAACAGAACCATATAATTCTTTCCGATTAAGAATAGAAAAAAGTATTATCATAAAAGAAATGAATGATCCACAAAAGCTTCATCAAACAGAAATATATTGTATAAATTATTATTGCGATTCCACTTCTCAAAAAATGGATTGGATATTCACTCCTCTGACGAAGAATAAATCTGATGAAAATTCTGCAAATGCTTGTGCAAATATGCTTGTCTATTTACTAGAAAAAAGGATGATTAAAAATGACTAAAGAATTAGAAGAATTTATAGATTGTATGCTTAATGAGATAGATAAAATGGCATTAGAGGTATTACGGACTAATACTGATATTTATAAATTTCAACAAGAAATGATAAAGCACGCAGCTAAATATAGAATCTCTAGATATGATGAAATGTGACTACAAATTATGAAAATAGAAATAATATATCACGAGCTTAAACGAAAAGAATTTAGGTCTAAAAAAACATTAAGAAATTTTCTTAATACAAAATTAGATTCAGAGATACTTAAAGTCGTAGAAATTAAAAACAAAATTTATTATCTATTAGAAATGAAACAATTCTTGCTTGATAATAAATGGAACGATGATGATGAAACCTGACTTTCGATCCGTCCCAAAAAACACAACATATGAACATGTATATAACTATGCATTAGAGATGTTTTGCCATGACAAAGACAAGTGCAACGCATGGTGGCTCAGAAAGAACGATTTGTTTGACGGTAAAGCGCCTTACGAACTAGTAAAAGAGGGGAAAGGTCGTAAGTTAATTAAGCTGATGAATAGGTGTAGGTGATGTTTAGATGTAGTTATTGTGGAAAAAATATTGTAGAAATAAAATACATTGAATTAATTGAACCAGTAAAACTATTAGAATTTCCAATATTGTTACACAATATATGCTATCAAGAATTATGTGAAAATGCGGGGATGGACAAATAATGACAAACACGTTTTTAGCTATAAATGACACTCATTTAATAAATGCAAATAATATATTCTCGATTCGTCTTGATGATACTAAAGTAATAATTTTAGGAACTGGTAATAGAAGTATTGACTATTCTTTTGATAACGAAGAAGCAGCATTAAAGTCGTTTAATATAATTAAAAAATTAATTGGGTTTGAAAGTAAGGAAAAAGAATAAGGATAAGATTATTTCATGTCATGTAACGTAATATGTAATAACACGATATAAATCATGAAACCATATACAAATTAAAGACACTATAAATCTCTGATAATGATTGTTATCAGTGCAAAGGTTAAAAAGAGGAAAATTCACAACATGAAAGATTACTTATTTACTACTTCCATCTTAATAACCACCTAGATTCTTCCCTAATCACCTAGGAATTATACCTAATAAATTTTTCATATATAAATTATATAATTTCACTCGTTATTAATATTAATAAAAGGATTTTTAAAATGTCTAAAGATGATGATTGTGGATGCAAAGATCCATGTTCAAAAGTCATGCAAGGGGTTCAAGGTTTACAAGGCGTTCAAGGCCCACGCGGACAAGATGGTTTGCAAGGCCCACAAGGTATTCAAGGTGAGCAAGGTATTGCTGGGAGCTGTGTTAACTGCCCAGGCGGAAGCGGCCCAATTCCTCCAGTCGGAACCGGTATGGAATTTGCGGAAGTTTACTCAACAACTGCGCAACTCTTAACTGCAAGCCCAGGCTTAAACATGCCAGGTCAAGTAGCTTTACTTGAAAACTCTGTGCATGCAACTGCTAATATCGATATTTCAAATGCTGCAACAACTGGTCAAATTAAGATTAATAAAGCAGGTTGGTATGATGTGGCCACAGGAGTTGCTGCATTTATGAATCCAATTCCAGCACCTTTACCAGTATTTAGCGTTGCATTGTTCTTAAATGGCGTATTAGTCAAGGGTTCACCTTTTGCTAACTTACCATTGTCACCCGCTCAAGCATCGAATGAGGTTGTCGCTGATGTATTTGTACATTGCAACGTAGGCGATGCGCTTACTCTTGCAAATACATCTACTGCACCGATCAATTTATCTTCGATCATGCAAGGAACAAATGGAACTAACGTTACGACTAACTCTGCGTACTTAAAAATTACGTTATTGTTGGCTGACTAAGCTTAAGAGTGGGCATATAGAATTATATGCCCCCTTTTGTTAACACATTTTCTTTTGTTTTTTCTCATCTTTCTTTTCTTTCTTCTCGTGTTTTTTAGGTTCTTTCTTGTTGTCTTTCTTTTTTTCGTGTTTCATGTGAGTATGTCCATATGTTTAAATTTAAGGAATTTTAATTATGGGTTTGGTATTGGGCAAAAGTAAAGCATTAGTGCCTAAACCGATGAAAGTAATCAAGCATGTTGGTTGTGCTGAAAAAAATGCAATTAAGATCACCACAGAAATAGCCAAGGCATTTGGTCAAGTCTCTAAAAAAATGAAACCTAAAAAGATTTATTTTCGCTAATTATAATTCGATGCACGGATCATTTAATTGTTTTAATTCTTCTATTTCTTTAAGCAATTTATTAATTTGTCCGGTTAAATCTTGGACTGCCTGTTCTTTTAAAATGAGATTTGTTTTAGCTATATGGAGCGCTTGAGTAGTTTCCCAATACATACTATCCAACGCACCTTTTGCAGCTTGTAATTGTGACAATTGTTCTTGTAATTCCATCTGTTTTATCCTTTAATACACGGTTTAGAAACCATGTATAATAATCACATCGGGGAAAATATGGAACACGAAAATAAACAAGAAGATAAATTTATTCAACAATGTAAGGTTTGCCATGAACTATACAAATCAAATGATATGCAAGATATAAATAAAATATGTCCATCTTGTTACGCGTGATTATCTAACGCGTCTTGCAAATATTCCACCGCACGCAGAAACTGCCCCAGTTGAAAATGTCGCACGTATACTCAAGAAAACTGACACGGTGACAGATGTGCTCACTCGAAGAAATGGAGTTGCAAATTGAATATTTTCAGGGGTAGAAGATGTAAATTGTGCGCCTGCGTAGAGTGATACATCGGGTACTGTCGCACTTGTCAAGCTTACCCATCCGATGATTTGTGTCATGTTCACAGTTACTATACTAGAGATATTGCCGAACACGTCCCAATCACCAGCAGTCAGTGATATAGATGTAATATTTTTAGGGGTACCTGAAACGCAAGCAACTGCCGAACCAGATGTAACAGGACTAAACACATATTCCCCAACTGATCCCGCCGCAGCGTTGCTATTTGTAGTCACCCCAACAATATTCGGCTGATTAATCGTTGGTTGATTAGCGCTGATCAATGTTCCAGATGTCGGAAGTGTTATGCTCGTACTGCCAGTCAGCGTAAGAATAGCAGGAAACGCACCCGCAAATGTCAGCGAACCAACTGTAATAAGATTGCCGCCCAATGTAATCGTATTAGTTCCATTGTTAACCCCTGTTCCACCATTCGCTGGTGATACAGGTAATGTCATGATCGCAGCCGCAGTCAAACCAAGATTCGCTCTTGCAGTTGCAGCGGTTGCTGTTAATTCAGATAAATTATTGGCAATCTGTAAAAACGCAGCGGGTGCAAATGTAAATTGTGAAAATAAAATAGGGTCTGTATCAACTGTTACGACTGTTGCGGTTTCTAACCATGATGTCGTACCGTTAACCGTACCATTGTTTACCGCAATCAAGGTGCCCGGTTTAATCTGAGCGGCAGTATCGTAATCTGTCGTGCGCGTAAGCACCCAATTGGTTGAACCTGAACCTAACGTCGTGACGGAGTACACTCCATTATGTTGTGTTAGCGTTTGGTTCTTCACTAATATGCGGTCATTTAGACTTGCTGTATAACCATCCACTGCAAATGCCGCCTGAGCGCCAGCATTCGTCAAGGTAGCGCCAATTCCAGCACCCGCTTGCGTAGCATTCAAATTTGCAGTTGTTGCAGCCTGAGTCGATAGAATGACTGTAAATCCACCACCGGTTAAATCGACATATGCTTTATTGGCTGCCTGGTTTGGTAGGGTTGGATTGCCACTTAAGAACAATGGGCCGGATAAAGTTCCACCGGTTAATGGTAAAAATCCAGCAAGTGCAGATGTTAACCCCGTGACTTGCGCAGTGCTGTTTAACACCGCATTCGCATTCATATACGAAGTAAGCTGGTTCACAGTTTCTTGAGAAGTGACGCCAGCTTGTACGGCAGGATAGATGTCAGTTCCTAAGACAGCAGCAACCGTAGGTAGCGCACTTATTTTTATCCCTGCCATAAAATGTCCTTATATTATCTAGCGCGTCTGGCGAATAAAGTTCCGCAACATGTAATGGTTCCCGCTGTAAAAGTACATTTAGCACTAAGATAAACAATTGTTGTTGAGCTAACGTTTATTCTTACAAATGGCACGCAAAATTGTATATTTTCAGATAAAGCACTCCCTGCCGCCAATCCAGTATAAAGTGACGAATCTGGAGTGGTCGCGCTAGATGTGCTTATCCATCCAATGATTTGAGTAAAACTGACACTGACAGTACTTGTTACATTTCCGTAAACATCCCAATCACCAGCAGTCAGTGATATAGATGTAACATCTTTTGCCGTTGCAGTTGTAAAAGAAACAGACGATCCAGATGCGATAGAACTCGAGATAATTTGTCCCACTGTTCCCGAACTCGCGCTATCCGCCGCAGTCGTTCCAATAATTCCACCTGTCGTTGGCGAGAATGCTAATGATGTCGCAGTAGATGCGCCTAAAGTCGGCGTAATAAGTGTGGGTGATGTTGCAAGCACCGGCGCACCGGTTCCAGTGGAAACAACCCACGTAGGTACACCGCCGGATGTTGTAGTTAAAACAGCGGAATTAACAATAGTCACGCCGCTAACTGTCGTTCCTGCGGCAGCATAGTAAGCAAGCTGGTTGATCAACCCAGAACTAACGGTTCCCGATCCAGAGCTAGCTCCCCATGAAGGAGGTGATCCCGTTGTCGCCGTCAATACCTGTCCAGTCGTACCAGCCGCAAGCCATGACGGAACACCCGTCGCTGATGTGATTAACACCCCATTATTAGCAGCCGTAATTGACCCTAATGCATTCGCACTGGATGCATACATGATTGTATTTATTGCATTTGTGAGGGGATAAGTCGTTGTTGACCATTGAGGTGTCGAACTTGCACCCGAACTCAGTAATTGTCCAGCCGTTGCCGTTCCCGCTAATATCGCTCCGGCACTTCCTGTGCTATAAAATATTCCCCCATTAGAGGCTGTTAAATTCGCATTTAGACCGCCATGGGCTAAGTTCAATAATCCAACCAGGTTCATTCTAGTTCCAGCAGCAGTCGTTGTAAGTCCTGTACTACCACCTGACACTTCTACTGTGCCGCCTGAAGCAATAGTTGTGTCATCTCCTTCTAAATTTACTATTGCAATATCACTTGCCGGCCCCCATTGAGGGAGAAAACCTGCTCCCTCTGAGATTAATATTTGACCAGATGTTCCCGTAGCAGAAATGCTTTGAAAGCCACCAGTTGAGGTCGTTCCTCCACAAATAAGACCATAGGCATTAACAGATGTAGTACCTGTTCCGCCATTCGCAACATTTAATGTTCCAGTTAAAGTAAGAGTTGAGCTAGATCCACTTGTAGTTAATCCAGTCGTTCCGCCTGATATGGTTACCACTCCGGCGGAAGGCGTCACGCTGCCAGAATTTCCATCAATGGTAGTTATTCCACTCGATGCCGCTGCTTGCCAAGAAGGAGGCGCACCGGTATTTGCTGTTAATACAAAGCCAGCCGTTCCACTATTCGCAAGCCAGGAAGGGACGCCCGTTGTCCCACTAATCATTACGCCATTGTTGACTGGCGTAATAACTCCCAAAATATTCGCACTAGATGCATACATGATTGTATTTATTGCATTCGTGAGCGGATAAGCAGTTATTGACCATTGAGGTGTCGTGCTAGCACCTGACATTAACAATTGTTGAGCTGTTGCAGTTCCAGCGAGGATCGCCCCAGTGCTTGCGTTTGAATAAAAAATACCGCCATTATTAGCTGTAAGAGCTGCACCAGTGCCGCCATTAGCAAGGGATAAAGGTAAGCTAGGGATCGATGAAGTTGTTGCCAAAGTTCCAGATGTCGGGAATGTGACTGACGTTGCTCCCGCGAAAGTAAATGTCGTGGCAAAAGCCCCCGATGTTGTTAAATTTCCCCCAAGAGTTAATGTATTCGTGCCGTTGTTAACACCAGTACCACCATTAGCAGGACTTAAAATCCCTGTGGCTGATACAAATTGTGCTTTGAAATTAGCAAATGTCATGCCCGCATCATGGCCAGGGGTATAAGGGGACTGCGAAAAATACATTAGATCAGTAGATGCATTTACCGTAATTGGGTTGCTAATAAATATCTGATCTAAAGTCGCTGACATTTAAGCCCCCGCCGTTTCTAATGGAGTGTTATCGGTCAATAGAAAATTTGTATTGTCGGTCAGAAGAAAAAACCCATGAGGAGGCGTTGGAATAACTGGCCTTTCCATTGGATAGAAAAGTATTGCAACACTTCCAAAGGCCCACATTAGCTTCCCCAGCGCAATTGAGCTGCGGCTATCGTGCTATTAGTGGTCGTAATATTGACGGCATAAATTGGGTGCCAAATACCAGCCGCTAGATTCGGCAATACTTCAACGGTGCCATCCCATTTTGTATAAGAAAGATTTCCAGTCGTGCCGACATAAATCCAACGCGCAAATTCCCATACGCCAGGAGGAGTCGTGGAATTAGTAAAACCGGTATCGTAAGTAACTGTGCCAGTACGAGCAGGGCCGCCAAGGGTTCTGACCTGAGCCGTATATAAATTGGGGTCTAATGGCGGAACAATAGATAGGGGTAAACCCATAAGTTGAAATCCTTTTCAAACAAGTTAAGACGGCAACATCGTGTCACCGTCTGTATTGCTTAATTACTAAATAACCTGATAACCGATAATAATTGTCCCGTTAAGAGCAGTTGCAGCGGTGTTATTAAAAATACTTAGTGTTGAAGAACCCGCACCAGCAGTTGCTGACATGGTGAAGTTTTTCGTCGTATTTGTTCCACCCATCCAAGAAAGAAGAATGGTAGAACCCGCTACAATAAAACTGTCTGTCCATGTAATCGCGTACGTTCCAGCGCCAGCAGTTGTCAAAATTGAGGTTGTAATCACACCCGCTTGACCATTAGCAGTGACCGCATTGGCGGCTTCTGTGCCGTTTGCCTTAACTTGATTTTGTACCGTACCCGCGGTATCTGCAAATACTGCAATCGTATTCACTGTGGTTGCGCCGCTAACAGATGCAACGTTAGCAAGGGTTGCGTTCGATGCTGCGCGTGTTGCAGCCGTACCTAAACCACCACCTGATAAACCTGAGCTATCCACCCATACCAGATTACCAATACCAAATTGTGCTGGGAGCGGTTCGACAATAGACCAGACTGTACCGTTATTAACCGTACCCGCACCTACGGTGACAAACTGACCTGTTCTGATTTGTTCGATATTTTGTTCATCTGCACGACGCGTTAAGATTGGGAAAATTCCAGTTGCGCCAGGATTGGTCACGATATAAATACCGTTCTGGTTTGCAGCAGTTTGACCAACGAGTAATACGAAATCACCGGACTTTAAGGCAACGCTATCGATTGTTAAAACACCCGATGCGGTAACGGTTAATGTTGCGCCAACACCTGTGTTTGTTTGACCGTTGAAATACGTGCCCGCTAAATTTGCCGTGTTAACGACTCGGACTGATGTTAGTCCATCATAAACATTGTAATATTGAAATTGACCCATGAGTTAAAATCCTTTTAAAAGTGTGATCACAAATTCCATTTGTTAACGGAAATATTATACATCATAATTTTATAAATACATTCATAAAGACCGTTGGTTGCATGTCGCCGTCAGGTGCGCCTTGTGTATTTAATATTCCACCGCCTTCTGGAGCGACAATAACCGGGGTATTACTAGCAGGATTTCCACCGCTATAGACAGGCACTTGAGCTGGCGCTCCTCCGCTAAATAGACCCACGTTCAAATTCCAAAATGATCCCGGATGATTATGCAATGGCATTCCAGCAATCGTAACAACTTCCGAACCCGTTGTTTGTCCAATCGTTCTCGTGGTTAATCCAACACCCGATCCAACGCCTGCCATCACACGTCCGGCAGCTTTTGTTAAGCTCAATGCACGATTGTTAGTGAAATCGAGAATAGCGCTTGTCCCATAGGCAAGTGTGTCTACCATTGGGGCTAATGCCTGAAGTGTTGGACTACCAACAAATGTATTCCATATTAAATTGTACAAAGGAAACGTGTCTAAATTCGCTCGTCCCCCCGGTGTTGATCCGGCGCCAGATGTGGCACTCCCGATTGCGCCATCCAACATTGCAACCCACCCATACGGAACAAAGTTATTTAAACTTGTTCTTATATCACCAGTCCTAGGTAGGCTAATAATTGAATCAATCTCATCATTGCTGTGGTAATCAATTTGGATATTATTTGCTGACCCAGGAAGTGTATTTAAAAACACACCCGGTTTAATAAAACTAAAACTTGTCGCCACACCCAATGGGACTAGAATTTGTAAAAATGTCCCATCATTTCCACAGTTTCCGATTTGACCATTAGCAATAGGTAACGTAAGAGTAGAAGTTAATAGTTCCCAGTCCCCAACTCTATCAAATGCCAGTGCAATTGGAGTGCTAATATCTGCCGATGGCGCATTAGACCCATCACCATAGAACTGTCGTATGTTTAAAGAAATATTTTGACTGCCACTTACTGAGCTTGCCCACAGCCTCACGGTAATAGTTTGACCGCTCAAATTTACAATTCCATTGCTAATCGGGAATTGAAAGAATTTATATGTCTCGCCCGTACTTGTACTAGTCGTATAATTCACATAGTAAGGAGGGGTGACATCCGGCAATAATTGAGGGATACCACTAGGAATGAAGTAATTAAACGAAATAGAATCTGTTGCACTCGTAATGCTTTTAGCAAATGCAATGTCTGGCCCTGTATAACCGGTTGTAGTTGAATTAATGTTAGGACTATCAACATAACCCGCATTATTGCTGGGTGCAAGAATCGTTAACGTGGTCGGGGTAATAGGAGTTCCAGGATTTCCAATCGCCCCTAAAGCTCTAAAAAATGTTCCATTCACAACAAGGTTTTCGACAGAATTATTCGTGATTATCCCACCACCACCGCCAGAACCTCCTCCTAAGAAACCGCTGAAGTCCCATAGCATGACAGACCCTACTGCATCTTTGTCACCCGTCCATACTTGAATGTAATAAGGACTCGCAGTTAACCAATAGATAGGCGGGAATGTACCGTTTCCACTTCCCCATTCAGGTATCGGTTGAGGATAAGGAATCGTTCCCCCAGCATCAACATAAGCAGGCTGATATTGGGTAGGGTTTAACATGTTGTAGGTATAAATTACCGCGCCAGGAGGAAGCTTTGAAAAATTATCAATGACAACCCAATGCGGATTTGGTGAAAGTGAAACGGCTGGTGTTGCCATAGAATGTCCTTATTTATTTACCATATACCAAATCAAAAATTGATTTTGCTCCATAGGTGCCTGATCCTGCAATTGCTAGCCCTAAAAGTGTATTTTTAAGTTGATCGCGTCTAAATAATTCAGGGTGTTGTTTACCTCTCATTGCAGCAAATTCACCTTTTTTTAGAGATGCAGTCAATTCTTTTGGTAAAAGTTTTCCTTTTCTGTATTGTTGTATATCTGTATTTAAAGTATATGGAAGAACTTCTTTCTCATAACCTTCTTGAGTTTTTCTATATTTATCTGCAATTTCTTTATGTATTTTACCTGTAGAATTCGTAAACATATTATGCTCTATATCAGATATAGTCTTATTGACAGCATCTAATTTATTTTTATTTCCCTTAGATAAAACTTCTTTCCCTTGCATTTTATTTAATTTTCTTTGAATTCTTAATAAATCACTTTTAAATTCGTGAGCAGTTCTGGAGGTTGGATTAGATGTAAATTCATTTTTAGAAACTAATGCATCTGCCGGTTCGTTTTTTAAAGCAGTGCGTAAATCTAATTTTTTAATCAAACCCGGAAGAGTTTTTCCTAAATTATTTTTTTCCGCATGACTAAAAATATCGTTATAATATTTACCATACTTTTCAAAATTTGAATCTTGTGCTTTAGATATATTTTTTGCAATATTTGCACTTTTATATTTTGCTGGATTAAGAAATTTTGCTACATTTATTCCACCAACTATCTGAGGAATATTTTTTATTCCTCCTCTTAATGCTGATTCTCCAGGATATGTTGGTTTGCCAAATAATTGATTAATAGATTCTGTTGTATCCTCTGGTGTGATTTTATCAATTAAATTAGTAGTTCCTTGAGGCAACAAATTTAATCTATTTTCTCCATAAGAACTTAAATTTTTTGGTAACTGTGCAATTGAATTCACTAATTCGTGAGTTCCTGCTAATGCTTGTCCAAAACCATGAAAGGGATGTTTTAAACCTAAACTCATTAATCCAGGAATTTCTGTCTTAGCTTTTTCATAATATTCAGGAGTTTTCTTCGCAAAGTCATACGCAGATTGTCCTATATCTCCTCCCACTCTATATGGTGCAGCAGCAATAGAAGTCAGCAATGATTCCTTCGATCCATTATTACTTCTTTTTTGATCATCTAAAACCCATTCTCCATCCGAAGAATTAGATTTATTATTTCCTTCATCCAAAATCCATTCTGATGTTGCGGTCATTAAACTTTTACTCCTAATTTTTTAGCTTGTTCAGGAGTAAGTTTTAATTTTTTTTCTTTTATTAATTTACTTATTTCATCCTTGGTGAATCTTTTACTTTCCCCAGTATTAGGATTTTTCAAGCTAATTTTAGGACTTATTAATTTGTCTATTTCATGTTTATATTTTGATAATGGTGTTTGTTGAGCTGCTTTTTCATTAGCTTTCAAAGCAGACATTCCATTATCGATATATTCGGCTGCCAATTTATGTCTTTCGCCTAACAAAGACCCAATCATTTTTTGTGCTTTTAGTTTTCCAATAAAAACATCTGGCATGTCAGTATCTGGATTTGCTTTAATTGTATTTAATAATGATTGATCTCTTCCCGTAAATGCACCTTTTAATGAAGGAGCAACTTGTAATGCAATTTCACCAGATGAAGTTCTAAGACTACCTAATAATTGTTGTTTCTCAGGAGTTCCCGCCCAATTAGTTAAAAAAGATGATACAGGACCGGTGGTATTATAAAATTCTGGATTATCTAATTCGCTTATCATATTGTCCAAAGCAACATCTTGATTTTGTAAAGCATTCGCTGCTTCTACATGTTTTCCATATGCATCGGAATTATATTTTCCAATTCCTTTTTCATAGGATTCTTGTTTTGGGCTTAAACCTTCTGCAACCGTAAAATTCCCCCAGGGGGTAATTGCCATTTTTTTACCATTAACATCATGTATTTGCGCCTGACCCAACCCCAACAAATGATTTAAAATTGCGGCTTTTGGATATGTCATACCATTTCCATTGGTCATTTGCGGTGATCCACCTTGACCTTTCGGAATATTATTTATATTATTATCGAAATTTTGCATCATATTAGAACTAGAAGGGGAGTAATTGCCTTGCATGTTATTATTGGGATTATTTTGATTTATTTGTTGGTTATTTGGGTTTGTTGTAATTCCTAAATTTTTATTTTGAAATACTCCACTTAAAGCATCATTTATAATTTTATTTTGAGCAGCTTGTGTTTTTGCAGAATCTAATTTTGATTGCAACAAAGTATTTATTTCGTTAGTTTGTGCGCCTCTTAAATTATTTTGCGCTTGCCAATTTCTTGGATTCCATTCTAAATTCTGTTGCGCTTGTTTATTTGCTAAACCTAATCTTTCAGGAGCATATTGATTGTTAATATTATACCCTTGCGTCAATGCATTACGATTTGCCATCTCTGATTCAATATTAGGGCCATAATATTTATTTCTTAATTCCTGTTCTTTCAATGAATTCTGATTTTTCTGCCTAGACAAAAATTGATCATAACCATTCTGATATTCTATGGATGGAATTGGTCCGAATACATTCATTACATCATCCCTCCACCAAAGTAAGCCTTGGCAGCGCCTTCGCCCATTCTAAACAGTCCTCCCCATTTATTTACTTTATCTTGGTTGTGGGCAGCCTGAGAATTATATTTAGACGCAGCAAGATTTCCGCCGAAATCGGAATAGAGTTTGCTCAATGAATTAGCAGCATTTTGGCCGCTATTAATTTCATTCTGTAATCCGCTGCCGTATTGGGTGTTAATGCCTAAGACATTTTGCAACCAAGAACTCATGTCTTGTTGAGATATATCGTGGGCGTTTTGTTGTGCAAATTGTGTTAGTGGGGTTGATCCGGTCAGACCAGATGCTGAACCCATATTTCCAGCGGCTCGCATAGATTGGTCTTGCTGATATTTCGCCCATGGAGATTCGCTATATTGACGCATCAAATTATTAATAAATCCAGATGGATCGCGTTGACCTTGTAACCATTGTTGATAATCTGGAATGGCTTCTTTACCCATTTGCAGAAATGGCGTTTGCGTATCTCTGGCACGTCCTAAATAATCTTCTAGGACTTTACCCGATTCTCGATAAGGCTTATCTGAATGTCCAAAGAAACCTGTAAAGGATTGATTAAACCCTTGGCTTAAATCATCGCCTGCGCTACTACCACCACCACCGCCACCGAAACCTGAAAACATATTTACATATCCTTATGTAAAACTTATCTTGCGCCAACTCGTAGAACTTGTCTGCCAAAACTGTGGGGCATCTACAGTTAAATTATATATCAATTGCCCGTTAACTGGCGACTGAATAGAATCAACTTGCGCTTGTGTAAGTTGTGGGAGCAATATTCCAAATGGCGTTAAATATCCGTTTAACGTATCAATAAATGAACTTAGATTCGCAATCCAAACTTCACTCATTTTATCGGGTCTTGCGTTAATCAACGGATCATAATAATTTAATTGATCAATACTATTTGGCATTCCTACTCCGGCATAATTTCATAGAACCAAGCAGCACCCAATATCACTAAAGGCACATTGCTATAAAATTCAATCTTAGGCACAAATCCTTGACCTCTTGGCACAACACCTAACTTACGCCATACCGTCCTGAATTGTCTCAGTCCTGTTCCGCCTACATGTCCTTCTTGTCTATAACCATATGTCACGCCACCGTCTTTTGAGTAAGATAAAAATATAGTTTGGTTAGATGGATCAATAATAGGAATTTCGGAACTTTCTTCTAACAGAATATCCAATCCCGCTTCTGTATCAATATTCATTCCACTTTCGGTTAATAAATCTAAGATACCAGTTAGATTCGTAACATTGGTTAATCCTTGAATGACATCTAAACTAAATCTATCTATACGAGTGCGATTATAAGTTGAGGGAACGTAACACCTGCCAATTCTTATACGTGGGATGATCTCACCGTCGTTTGTAGTAAACGACTGATCCACTTGATAAAGAATAGGGTTATCGTAACTTCCATAGTAGTTATTTCCGTTGAAATATCCATGTGTTTGCGCCGGGTGTCTGTCGCCATTTAAAACTTGTTCCTCATGCCAAAGTTTTCCCTCCTCTACCTGAGGATTTGATAAGGTAATATTATAAACATAGGTGGCATTCGCTGTGGTGAAATTCAATCGATAGAAAATAATCCCATTTTCTTTTATAAATATTCCACGCGCATCAGATATCCCTTGACCGGGTGGCATTGTAGCAACTTGTGCATACTGTGATAATTGAAAATCCAATGCTCGATTACTGATAGGAATAGATTCTGTTCCGACAACTTCCATCACCGCACCAAGTCCATCTTTATCTTGCGACAAGAAAATCATCTTATCAAATCCAGTCACAATAGACCCGACTGCAGGTGTTCCATATTCCATCAGTAATGCATTATTGCGCCTGAATGGTAAGTTTGTACCAATGCCTGCGTTTTCCCATACTTCGGTATAATTTGCACTGAATAAAAATAATCTTCGATGCAATGTTCGACATGCAACAATCATACCAGGATGAGTGTTAATTGCGCCGAGTTGTAATTGGCCGATATTGTTTACGAAAATTGGTGGTGTTCCATTAGATGTTAAAACAATTGGAACCGGTGTTAAAGCTGTTGCATTTGCAAAAGTTGTCGCTAATTGAATATGAGTACTATCAATTACAATCGCATAATAATTTGTTCCTGTTGCCAATGTTGGCGCTGCGGAAGTCGGTAATATTCCCCCGGAACCAATCGTAAGTTGTACGGGTTGTCCTGTTACAAAAGTTGTTGGAGTTGTCAGTGTTAAAATACTTGTTACACTGCTTCCCGTAAATCCAACACTAACCAGTCCCCAACTATAAGCATTATTTAATGCGGACAATTGAAAAGTATTTGTTCCACCATTTGCAACCACCAAAAAACCATCCAAGAAACACACGTCAACCGGATGAATTGGAAAATTTGGATCGACCGCGTGGACATCAAATGTAAATTGATTAGTTGCAGTGTCCCATATATACCCTTTATCTCCATCTACAAATAATATTTGCGGACCGTTGGCATTATTGTTTGCATCAATTCCAACGTAATTATTTATATTACCTGTCATTGCGGCTGTATTTATTTGTGTAATATTATTTAAATTATCTCGTCTATAAATATTTAAACCAATGACTAGATATTCAAATTGTTCAGGTTGACCACCTACATCTTCTGTTAAAACAAATTCCCCTCTAAAGCCGCCCACTGCATTTGGAAATTCTAGTAATGTATTTAACAAACCAGATGTAGATATGAGAGAACTTGGTTTCTTTCCTTTTGGATCGATGTACTCAAATAAATTAATAGAACGTTCCGCATCAATGTTTGGGAAGCGTTGATTGTTATATGAGCCTACGATCTCAAAGTTTTCAATAGGCATGTTAATAACTCAATATGTTTGGCCAGTAGAAAGGCTCTGGTGCAGTCATGGTGACAGATGGTCTGATTGTTAAATCAGTTTCATTACAATTTTTAAATGTATTGTAATAATCTTCATATTCTAATTCGTTTTGTTGCGGCCAGTTTCCCGATGGATAATATGCTAAAAACTTTCTCGCTAATGCATACTTTAAAAATCCATAATAATTAGGTGGAAGTTCGCCAAGGGTATCTTCAAATCCCAAATCATTAATCATGCATTTAACTTGCAGTTCGCAAAAGTAAGGATGATCGGGAACGGGATAAACGGTGATAAATGATTCTTGTGGTTGTTTATTTAAAAATATAAAACCAGGGCGAGCGCGTAAATTAGATTGTCTAACGACATTGTAATAAGTCGCTTTATTAATAATACGCATTGGATAAACTAATTGTGCTCGAGTAGGTTGTTCAGTTGGAAAATTATAAAGTGTTAAAATATTTTCACCAACACCGTCTGTCAAAATAGTAATTGGTATTCCAAGCAATGCATTCTCGGATGTAGCGGCCAAATATAATGTGGTAGGACTAACTTGAATCGTCCAATAAGTAACCCCTGCCACAAACGGTGACGGAACTGTTCCATGTGTAGATATTGTTACTGGAGTATTCGTTGGATAAGGCGCAGTCGATCCCATCGTCAATAAATTGGTTGTACTATCTGCGGTAAATATCATTGAGATCGGAAAAGGATAACCAGGCGGATTACCGTGCGCAGGAACAAAATAATTCGCAAATGATAAATCCACGATACGATCTGAAATAATATCAGCAGGCATCATATCGGAGATAGAATATGTGTCTTTTCCAACAATAAAATTAAACTTAATTGTCGTTAGAAAGGGAATATAAATACTGTCAGATGAGAATTTATCTAATAGCTCATTAATTAGTTCCAAACCAGTAGACAGCATAAAGCCGTCAGGGGTTTCACCAACACCTAATTCACCAATCAGATATAGTGCATTAACAATGACATCATTAGTCGTCTTAACAACTTGCGGCATCCTGCCTCCTTGCCAATTGAATTAAACGCGTCTAGGTGTAGACGCGTTATTTCATTTAGCACTAGGAGTCGTCGCCTTCACCATCAACAGGAAACGCAACCTTGTCTAAACCTTTCGTTAATTTCTTGGCAAATCCTTGTGCCCATGCGCCGTTATTTTGCATATTGGCGTTGAACTCAAACATATCGTTTTTAAGTTCTGGTTTATGCCCAGCATACTTATCAACTTCTGCTTGTTGACGCTTAACAAATGCGTCTTTTTCAGAATGTTCCGTCTCATATCTACGTTGACGGGTATTGTGAATTGCCGCGTCTTTTCCTGGCGCACCATCATATCTATCTTTCATGTTCATATTCCTTATGACAATAATTTAACGGCGTATTGAGGATGCCATTTAAACCCGCAGAGAATGTCGATACGCATTAAGTTTTGATAACCTAAGATATCGCCAGTCTGCGTAACAGCGAGCGATAGACCTGTTTCTGGATCTACTGCAACGCTTGCGTATGGCACTTGGAGTTTGTATAACGGCGGGCAAACGATATCTAATGCGCGTGCAGGATATGCAACGTTCACATGATAGGAAGGCACAACCGTAACCGCTGAACCTGTTAAGACGGGTACATCAACATTCTGTAATGGGCTAGAAGTTGAACTTACGATGCTTGGGCTAACTGTTAATGTTAATGCACCACCACCTGACGAACTTGCAGCAGCCGTAATAACAAACTGCATGTTTTGGCCAGTTGATTGCCTGCTTAATGGATTGACTGAATGAACACCAGCAATTGAGATTAAATCGCCTGGCAAGAAGTAGTTTGTAATCGATGCTGTAGCGCCTGATAACACGATCACATTACCACTTGATACCGTACCATTTACTAGTAATGTATCGCCTGGATACAAGGTTGGGCCTGCACCTGCGGTATGAGTGACGATGTTCTGGGATTGGAATATATCGAAGTAAGATAAATGTCCAATCGCTGATTGTCTGACAATTTCTTCGTTAAATACCGGGGTAAAGTTATTTAATAATGCAGCTTTGAGAGATGATCCGTCTCTGACCGTCATCGCTAAATAAGCATCAGATGCTATGTTCACGCCTTGCTCAAGTAATTTAGCACCAGCTAAATCAACTGTGGAAAACGAGTTAATAGGTGAACCAGCAGAGCCTTGGAAGAAATACAATTCTTGTTCAGCGTCCGTACAAATATCACGTTCCATTTGGGTAATAATGTTTTGAATCGCTGGTTGAATAAACATACGAGAGAAGTCTTCAATTCGTAATGTTAAATCCTGTACGGTGTAGGCAATCAATGCATGGTATTGGTGTGCCACAATAATGTTTTCAACCGTTTCGATAATGTCCTGTGGGACAGCAGTAGAACCATCACCAACGATAAAGTTGTTTTGTCTACGTACTTGCAAAGTATCACCGATTTTGTAGCCGGAATTTTGGAAGTCATCTTGATAGATCCTCGATCCGGTCATAATAAAAGGTGAGTTATTCGCAAACATTGCTAAAGCGGTATTTGATACGAGCTGTGTCGTAATAAATTGGTTAGACATACAAGTCACTCCATCCTAGAGTTAAAAAGTCTTTTAAATCCATTTGCAGTTGGTCTAATGTTCTATGTGGAACATTGCAATAGAACTATTTAAACGTTCCCTGCTTCATCCTGGCTCGAATATCCGAAACAGGTGTCTTTTCATTTACGCCGGACGAGTTAACCACTGGATTTGACTTGATTTGGCCTAATGGCCTGTTGGCTTGACCTTTTTGATCACCACCTGAAATCAAGGCATGACTCAGCGCTACTAATTCGCTGGCTTGGTCTACAGGGTGGAGTTTTGCAATACGGGCTATCGCTTCGGGATCTTTGCCGAGTTTGTACAGGACTTCGCCTGCGCTTCCTGGGCCTTTTTTGGGTAACATTAATGCGGCATCTCGCATATGTGCTGTGAAGGGGGCATCTCCTCGCACCACATCGTCAAAGTCATCATATTTGTCCGAGGTTTTATCAAGATGTTTATTCAAATCTTGATATTGCTTAGCAATATGTTGCTGTGACTGCATGTCCTTAGCTTTGC